CCCCGAGACTAGCATGGCTGCTTGGCAAGCAGAAAACGCAGGTTTTAGAAAGCCCATGATAGAGATGTTCATAGAAACGTCTCGGGCAGGCCCCAATACAGCGCAAAGAATACACGACATCTTGGACGCACATAAACCTGAACAGATCCTCAAAGAATCAAGTTCTGTTTTGAGAGTTCATGTATACGACAAACAGAACAATCCCAGAAAAATGTTCACTCAGATAATCGAGGCGAGCGAGGGATTCACGATGGGCACGCTCAACGACAAAGCCGTGCACGCTGCTCTGAGACAAGCAGCAATCAGAGAGAAAAACAGTGACAATATCAACGATAAAGACCCCCAATCAGTTGCGAGCGCCGCCGCGCGGGCGGTGGCAGCAATTAATCTGAAACAGAAGGCAATAGAAGCTGCTGCTGCTGCTGTAGCTGCGGATCCTAACGGCGCAAGAAAAGCAATTGCAGATCTTGAAAAAGAACTCGGCGTCCCACCAGGCACGCTCCTGAAAACTCCGACTGGAGATTTTGTTGCAAAAATAGATAAACAGCTCTTTGGTCCCACTGGCATACGAGCGCAATTAAGCAAATTTGCTCCCACGTTAGACATTGGCTCAAACGGCACGCTGATAAAGAGCGCTCAGTTGCAGTCAAAGACAGACGACCTCATGGCAGCTGCTAATCTAGTCAACATCATGAAGCCAAAACAGGGCAACGCCGCGGGCTCGACGACCGCGCCGGCGACGGGCCTCGAAGGGCCCGGCGGTTTGCCCATCAGAACAGTGCCGGCGCAGCTCACGATGACGTCTGTGGGCTGCCCCGCTTTGAGGCTTTATCAGCAGTTCTTTGTTGATTTAGGAACGGGAACGTCTCTAGACAACCTGTACCAGGTCACGCAAATCAATCACAAGATATCACCGGGTAAATTTGAAACAACTTTAAACTTCATGTATACTAACGGTTACGGAAAGTTCACCGCACCGCCCACTGTGCAGTCGTTCTTAAAGAAGTCGGGCGAAACAGCAAAGAGGCTTCAAGAAGAATTTACGCCAAAAGAACCACAGAAAAAAGGCACGTCGCCGGCGACGCCGCCTTCGACCTCGGCACCGGCCACCAAGCCGGCGCCGGCAGGGAAGCCTTGAACTTGTGATCGCAACGTGTTAAATTAGCAGCAGTGCGATCTTATTGCATCCATTCGAATTATCTGGGATCTGTCAAGCATTTTTGCAAACAGCCCGACGGTTTCAGCTGGCGTGAGTCTCAGCCCAGAGATTCTTGGCTGTTATCAAGCAATGGAAAGTCTGGCGGCAAGTGCCTCAACACGCTCCTTGCGCTGAATTCTATTGATCTGCCAAAAATACCAGACAACTATGCTGCGGTCATGGCGCAGCTCGTCACGGGATCCAACGTTCAGATTCCGTGGCAGCACGTGCTACCCAGAACGGTCTACGAGAATTACTTCAAAAATACTGTGAAGGTAATTGAGGACGTTTTTTCTGAATTACCATTTGACTACTACGACACTGCCTGGTCTGCTGGTTCTCAGCTCCTCGCTGCACTGAAGCCTGCTAAGATAGACGTCGACGCTTGGCACAGGCTGCTCGAGGAGGCTGCAGTGAATGCCCCCGTGCTCGCCTCTTTCAAGCCCGATCCCCGAGGCTTCGCTGACGTTCCCACTTACAACCGATTTGGAACTCGAACGGGTCGGCTCACAGTGTCTGAAGGCCCCAACATTCTCACGTTGAAGCGGGAGCATCGGTCTATACTGCGGTCCTCTTACAAGGACGGATACATCTGTTCTCTTGACTTCCGTGCATTGGAACCCCGCATCGTCCTCGCCGAAGCGGGTCGAAGCAGCGATGCTGAAGACATCTACGGTGAGCTCTCTGACAAGATCTTCGGCAGCCGCGACAACCGCGACGCTGTGAAAGTGGCAGTCATCTCTGAGCTGTACGGCGCTGCGAAAGAGTCGCTCCGGGCTCGTTTGGGAATCTCGCAGGCGAAGATCGACGCCTTCGTGAAGGGCATCAACGACTTCTTCGGACTCGACGCCCTCCGCGAGCGGCTGACGACGCAAGCAGCGTCGGGTCGAATCATCAACAGATTTGGAAGACAGCTGCAAGTTGATCCCGAAGCGAAGAACTTGTTCATCAACACCTACGTGCAGAGCACCGGGGTGGACGTAGCGATGCTCGGCTTCAACAGCATCTTGCAGCAGTTGGGTACAGACGGTGTGAGACCCCTCTTTGTCCTACACGATGCGTTAATTCTTGACGTGCGGAGTGACAGATTGGAGGATGCTGCCAAGATGACCTCGGTTACCATTCCTGGCTATAACGTCTCGCTTCCTTTAAAGTTTGAGAAGATGTGAACATTGAGGTCTTAAGGGCTTAATGTTGTGACATGTCACTAACACCTGAAGAAATTGCTGCAAATTTTGACAAGTTTCGTTCACTTTGCGAAAAGCTTGGTGATAGATCTGAATCAGCATTAAACCTTGTAGATTCATTGGGAGAAAGGTTGGCACTCTGCCCAGCTTCTTCTAGAGTGGATTTTCATAATTGTATGGTCGGCGGTCTCGTCGAACACTCGCTTCGAGTCCTTTCCAATGCAATGAAACTATGTAAGACTTTCGGCTGGTCTGTGTCCAAGGAGTCACTCATCATCGGTTGCCTCTTCCATGACCTTGGAAAGGTAGGAGATCACGAGAATGATTACTATATTCCACAAGACTCCGATTGGCATCGCGAGAAGCTGGGGGAGATGTACAAGCACAACAAGGAAATGCTGTACATGACCGTGCCCGACCGAGGTGTCTGGTTGTGTCAGCATTTTGGCCTCAAGTTGACTCAAGATGAGTGGTTAGCTATTAAGCTCAATGATGGTCAATATATTCAAGAAAATGCTCCCTATAAGATGAAGGAGCCTCTTCTCGCGGACATCGTTCACCAGGCCGACATCATCGCAACTAAAGAGGAAAAAGACACATGAAGCTGTATAATTACAGCTCATGGAAGATCTTCTGCGAGAGTTTCTAGAGTTGGCGTTGAGTGAACTAAGAGATGCTCGAGTTCCCAATCAGCTTCGTAGCAGAAAGTCTAAGAAGTCATCTAAGAAAGACGAAGAAGAAAAGAACGAGATGTCGACCGTCGCAGGCAGCCTTGCCCCTGGCGGCGGTTTCACTGCACCGCTAGGTGCTTCGTCTTCCGACATGCAACCGGGCAAACACCCGGTGGCTGGCAAGAAAGTGAAGAAGCGCAAGAAAGACCACGTTCGCATTAAGTGAATATTCACCTCAAAAATTACGGCATGAACATTCGCGAGCGGTCGATATACAGTCGCAACAACAAGGAGTTAGGCTGACGAAGACATGTTGTCTAACGTTGGTCAACATTTACATTAATAGGAAAAGGAATAGGAAATAAATTATGGCTATTGATCTTGAAGCAATTAAGAGGCGTGTCGCAGAGCTCAGCGGAGTCAAGAAGACATCATCGGTCCAATTGTGGAAGCCAACTATAGGCGAGCACAAGATTCGATGTCTTCCTTGGAAGAACGCACCGGATGGTCAGCCTTTCATGGAGCGGTGGTTCTATTACATTGGTGAAAATGCCGGCATTTTGGCCCCTAATCAATTTGGTAAACCGGATCCCATCAACGACTTGATTCGGAAGCTTTACGGCAGTGGCAAGCCCGACGACCGTGTTCTCGCCAAGAAGCTAGCGCCAAAGATGCGGTGCTACACTCCCGTCGTGGTCCGCGGCGAAGAGGAAAAGGGCGTGCAGATCTGGTCTTTCGGTAAGATCATTTATCAACGAATGCTCGGTTTCTTCCTTGACGAGGAGGTGGGCGATATCCTCTCGCCGACTGAGGGCTTTGATCTAAAGGTCTCGATCACGAAGCAGCCAGGCAAGCAGTTCAACGACACGACGGTCGACCCAGGCCGTCGACCCTCAAAGCTGCACGAGAACGCAAAGCAGATGGAGACTTGGCTTAATGCCATTCCGAATCTGGACGACATGTATCGTCTTAAGACCACACAAGAGATTGAGACGGTTCTCAATAATTGGTTGACAGGCGGATCAACCGCTGACGACGATAAGACAGATGGAACGCCCCGCGGCGCGGAGGCACCTGCTGATGAACTAGATAATTTGACAGCAGAGCTGAAGTCCACTTCGCCTACAGACAAGAAGTCAAAGAAAGAAAATACAAAGAAACAATCGTTAGACGAAGCTTTCGCTGACCTTATGAGCGAATGATTAATTGTAATCTTTGACTATGAAAGCACCGCCAAAACGGTGCTTTCTTTTTATTAACTTCTTAAAACAAATTAAGCGTGCTGAGGTAATATTCAAACTCAAATGGCAAAGAAATTAAAAGAAATTGATGCTGAAGATAATGCAGTTTCGTCAATGACTAATGATTTAATCAAAGCGCTTAACAAAGAGTTTGGTCAAAAAATTGCCTTTAATCTTTCGGAAGATGAAGCACCAACGATCGTCAAACGTTGGATCGACACAGGTTCTATTCAATTAAATTATGCGATCCGTAATTCTCTTGCTGGAGGCTATCCTGAAGGAAGAATCATTGAGATTTCTGGTCCTCCTTCTATTGGTAAGTCTCATCTTGCATATCATGCTGCTCTAGTTGTTCAATCTCTTGGCGGTCTAGTTGTCTACATCGACACAGAGAATGCAACCAGTCCACAGAAGCTCGCTGACATGGGTATTGATGTTCGCAAGAGATTTGTCTATTGTGACTCTCACTGTACTGAGGAAGTATTCTCTATCATCGAGTCTACTATTCTCAAAGCAAAGCAAATTATTGATAAGAATGTTCCAATTCTAGTTGTGTGGGACTCAGTTGCCGCAACATCACCAAAGGCCGAGCTTGATGGTGAGTACGAGGACAACACAATTGGATTGCAGGCGCGCGTCATCTCAAAGGGCATGCGCAAGATCACTGGTGTGATTGGTCAGAATAACGTTACGCTTCTTTGTCTTAATCAACTTCGAACAGCTATTGGTGTAATGCATGGTGATCCTGACATCACCCCTGGCGGGAAATCAATTCCATACCACGCATCACTTCGAGTAAAACTCACCAGTGGCACTCAAGTCAAAGATAAAAATGGTAATGTCATCGGCATCCATGTTATCTGCACTGTAAAGAAGAATAAGGTTGCGCCTCCATTCCGCAAGTGCGAATTTGATATCATCTTCGGCAAGGGTATTGTTGAAGATGAATATATCTTTGACGAAGCTCGCAATCATTGCAAGGATTCAGGACCTGTAAAGCGCAAAGGAAAGACCATCAATATTTCAGGCGAAGGTGCTTGGAAGGAATTAAGCGTAGTCGACGACAAAACTGGTGAAGTCATTCTAGAGAAGAAGTTCTATAAAAGTGACTTTGGCGCTTTGCTCAGAGACGACAAGCACGGTCCATGGATCATGGAGGTAGTTGATTCAGCATTAACAATTGTCAGCGGACCACCTCACGACGAGAACACAGTCATTGAAGATGATGAAGAGGATGCAGATGAGTGAGCGCTTCACAAATCCTATTTGGGTAAAAGTCTTAACTGATGACGACTCACAAATACCGAAATATCAAACACCCGGTTCTGCGGCTTGTGATTTGAAGTCGACTGATGATGTTGTCATTCCGCCTGGATCTAGGGTTGTTGTCGGCACCGGGATTAAACTTGAAATTCCAAATGGATTTGGTGCAATGGTTTGCTCTCGTTCAGGTTTAGCGGCAAAGAATGGTATCCAGGTGCTAAATGCGCCAGGAATTGTTGATTGCTTTTCAGAAGAAAGCGTTATTTCAACTGTCTCAGGTAGAAAAAAGGTTCATGATATTTCAATAAATGAAGCTATTTTTTCTTTCAATGAATCTACATTAGAGATTGAGAAAGACATTGTGACAGCTGTTGTTGATGTAGGAATTAAAGATGTTATTGTGTTTACTTTAGAGAACGGACAAAAATTATCTGTAACTCCTGGAACTATTGTTTATACGGCTAACGGTCCAAAAAAAGCAAGAGATATCACTGAAACAGATCAAATAGCTTTTGATCACGATATTGTCTGCAGAAATTTGGACGATTGAAAATTCAGCATCTTATAGATTATGTTGGTCAATAGATGAAGCAAAATTTGTAATAAAAGAAATTTATGAAATTTTTGAAAATTCAAAAAATTGAAACAGACAAAAAACGTTGTTACGATTTAACGGTTGAAAATAATCACAACTTTTTTTGCAATGGTTCTTTGATTCATAATTGTGATTACCGCGGGGAGGTGAAGGTCATTCTTCATAACGCAGGTAAGGAAGAATTTATTGTTAAAAAAGGCGATAGGATTGCACAACTTTTATTTTTCCCTATTTTTCAAGCCATCTTTCAAAAAACTAAGGTGGTTGCAGAAACGCAGCGAGGAGAAGGTGGATTTGGAAGTACAGGTATTTCTTCAACATGATATTTAATAGAACGAGGATTTGTGAAATCTAACGAAATTTTAAGTTTTTTTCTTTTTATCTCGGGTTATATGCTTGGAAGAATTGATTATATCATAGGCTTCTTTAAGAAAGATAAGAAGCTTGATTCTTTTGTCGATAAAATTAGACAAGAAGAAAATCAAGAACGCTTGAAAAAGAAATTTTCTATAGACGACAGCAAATTCGTTACTAAAGTTTCTACTGAAACATTTCAGAAAAGCGGAGAATTAGGTGTAAATTCTGAATCAAGCGATGATATTACAAGTGAAACTGCTAAGCTTGTCAAGTTTAAGAAAAAGAAGGGTTAATTATGGCTAAAGGTCTAGACGTAGGTACATCTTTTGTTGTTTTAGCATCAGAAGGCAGTAAAGGAAAAGTTGTCTATAAAGACTTCAGAGATGCTTTCTATATCATCAAACCTACGACACCTATCGCAACGAAGATGATTGAGAAAGGTTTGGCAGGAAAAGTCTTTGTAAAAGACGCTGACGGTTCTTTCATCATTCTTGGTAAAGATGCAATTGAAAAGGCGGTCGAGAGAAACGATTCTGCAAAGCGTCCCATGCACAAAGGCGTAGTCTCTTCCAAGGAAAAAGAGGCTAGAAGAATTTTGTCTTACATACTAAAAGAAGTTGCTGGCAAGGCAGAAGTGCAAGGAGAAAAGTTAGTCTTTTGTATACCTGCACAACCAGTTGATCAGGAAGATGAAGATTTTGACGTGGGTTATCACGAAGACGTTGTCAAGACAGTGCTTTCTGAGTGCGGATATGATGCTAAATCTATCAATGAAGCAGAAGCTCTTTGCTATTCTGAATTAGCAAATGATGATTACACCGGCATCGCGCTCTCGTGGGGTGCAGGCATGGTTAATGTCTGTGTCATGCTTAATGGTGAACCAATTTTAAAGTTCTCCACAACTAAGTCAGGCGATTGGATTGATCGCATGGCAGCTGTGGCTACTGGCGAGACTGATTCTGTTGTGCAAGCCGAGAAAGAAAACGGTGAATTCACAGTTGGCCAAGACAATGAAAATCAGGTACTTGCTGCTGTTGCTTCATACTATGATAGGCTCATCGACTACACTACCAAACAGCTTAGCAGTGCTTTAGAGGATAGCAAATCCTTGCCAAAGTTTAAGGACCCCATTCCTGTCATTCTTGCAGGCGGTACTTCAAAGCCGAAGGGATTTATTGATCATTTTAGAGTCAAGCTTGAGCAAAATGCATTTCCGCTCACTGTAAAAGAAGTTCGACATGCTTCTGATCCACTTCATGCAGTAGCTCGTGGCTGTTTAATTGCTTCTCAAATTCTCTGATAATTTACCCTTTGTAAAGGTAAGCGCTCGCGCGCAATTATAGCATTATGAGGCCCATTCTACTAGTCGATGGCATGAATTTATTTGTTCGATCTTGGGCAGCTTTTCCTCAGATGTCGTCACATGGACATCAAGTAGGAGGATGCGTAGGATTTCTTAAGACTCTGCAGCGCTTAGTTAGAGAATTGTCGCCCTCTTCCGTGTATATCGCTTGGGAAGGAGGAGGTTCTCAAAGGAGGCGCAAATTATTTCCTGAATATAAGATGAATAAACGCCCTGAGAAATTAAATAGATTTTACGGAGACGATATTCCTGACACAGATAAGAACAAAAAAGATCAGCTCATGTCGCTGCTTAGAATGTTGAAACAGATACCTGTCTGTCAAGTATATGTCGACAGCTGCGAAGGTGACGACATCATCGCTTTTTTATGCAAAGGACCGTTTAGATCCGCTGCCAAGATTATAGTGTCTTCCGACAAAGATATGCTTCAACTTCTAGACGAAAAGACTCAGATCTATTCAACCCACAAGAAGAAGATCGTCACTAGCGAAGATGTTCTTAAAGAGTATAGAATTCATGTTAATAATTTTGCAATAGCAAAAGCACTGTGCGGAGATTCTTCGGATAACATACCGGGCATAAAAGGCTTAGGCTACAAAACAGTTTCTTCTAAATTTCCATTCTTAGGTAAAGAAGACGCTGTCATCTTGCAGGATGTGCTTAATTATGCAGCGAGCCATGCCTCGGAAAGTGTTATTTACGAGAGAGTGCACAACGAATCGAGTGCTGTGCAAAGAAATTGGAACCTTGTTTATTTAGACGGAAGTATGCTCTCTGGAGATCAAACATCAAGGCTTCAAAATGCGCTGGATACATTTGTGCCTCGAGCGAATAGGATTGAGCTTATCAGGTCGCTGATAAAAGAAGGAATCAATGACTTTGATGTTGATAGATTCTTTTACGATTTTTCTTGCATCGAAGGATTAAAGAACGCTACAAGGACACATCATGACTGATAGTGAACAAATGCCGAAGACTGGAGTTGTCTCTTTTGGACAGTTTGGCAAGACTTTTCAAGAAAAGCTTGTGCAAGCTCTGCTCACTGACACAAAGTGGGCAGAACAGATGATGGAAGTAATTAATAACGGCTATTTTGAGGTCAATTATCTCAAATTTCTCTCAGACCGTTATTTTTCTTACGCAAAGAAGTACAAAGTTTTCCCTACCTTGCAGCTCTTAATCACGATTATAAGAGACGATCTTAAGACAGGCACTGACATCATTCTTCGAGATCAGATTATTGATTATTTGCAGAGGATGAAAGCAAACCCAGATCCAGGAGACTTACAGTTTGTGAAAGATAAGTCGCTTGATTTCTGTCCCCAGCAAGCCCTTAAGAAAGCCCTCGAAGATGCAGTTGATCAAATTGCTGCAGAACGTTACGAATCTATCGTAGAATCCATTAAGAAAGCAGTTCTAGTTGGAACTGCCCCCCAGCTGGGGCACGACTTTTTTACTGATTATGAAGCTAGATTCACGCGTCTTCAAAGAAACTGCGTCTCAACGGGTATTGATGAAATTGATAGAAAAGATATTTTAAACGGCGGCTTAGGATCTGGCGAGATTGGCGTCATAGTAGCTGCAACAGGTGTAGGTAAATCTCACTTTCTCACTATGCTTGGCGCTAACGCTTTAAAAGAAGGCAAAAACGTTCTACACTATACCTTTGAGCTTTCTGAAACTGCTGTCGGTGTCAGATATGATTCAAACCTCTGTGACATAGATTCCAATCAAGTCATCGATCGCAAGAATGAGGTCATGGAAAAATATAAAGATATGAAGCTAGGTCGACTCATCATCAAAGAATTTCCAACCAATACTGCGTCTATCTACACAGTTCGCTCTCACATTGAGCGGCTTGACGTTAAAGGTTTTCGTCCCGATGTAATTATCATTGATTATGCAGACATCATGAGGTCTACGAGGCAGTTCGATTCTTTGAGGCATGAATTAAAGCTTGTTTATGAAGAGCTTAGAAGTTTTGCATCAGAAAAAGGGATTCCAATTTGGACTGCATCGCAATCCAATAAAGAAGGGTCAAGTAGTGAAATAGTCGATTTAAGTAATATGTCGGAAGCTTACGGCAAGGCAATGGTCGCAGATGTCGTTCTTTCTATCTCTCGTAAGTCCCATGAGAAGGCAACGGGTTGGGGTCGTCTATTCGTCGCAAAAAATCGTGCAGGAAGAGATGGTCTAGTATATCCAATCAAGATTGACACTGCGAGAAGCAAGTTTGAAGTCGTTGGCCAAGCTGGCACACTTGAAGACTCCAAAGCAGACGATGATGTTGCTCAGAAGAAGGCACTTAAAGCAAAGTGGGAAGAATTAAAAAAAGAACTTCCAGCAAAGAAAACTAACTTTGAAGCTAGCATTTCTTTAGCAAATGTTGTATAGTTAGAATCCACGCAAAAGAGAAAAATATGACGTACACACGTGATGAAGCAATTAAGGCGTCTTTAAAGTATTTTGGCGGAGATGAGTTGGCAGCAAGCGTATTTGTTGATAAATACGCGCTGAGAGATGCGACAGGTAAACTTCATGAGTTGACACCCACAGACATGCATCTTAGACTGGCTCGTGAGTTTGCTCGAATCGAGGCCAAGTATCCGAATCCGATGTCTGAGAAGGAGATCTTCTGCCTCCTCGCTGATGTAGAACACATCGACATCTCACAGAGAGCTGTGATGTCCCTTAAGGAGCTAGCAAAGGAATCTCGTGGCTTCGGCGCAGTCGTTCCGCAAGGTTCTCCAATGTCTGCTATGGGCAATCCGCACAAACTCCAGTCACTCTCAAACTGTTTCGTGATTGATCCTCCACAGGACTCCTACGGCGGAATCCTCTTCACCGATCAAGAACAGGCACAGATCATGAAGAGGAGAGGTGGTGTAGGCTTTGACATCTCTACAATTCGTCCTAAAGGATTGAGTACAGCAAATGCAGCTGGAACAACTGATGGAATCGGCGTGTTCATGGAAAGGTTTTCAAACACTTGCCGCGAAGTTGCGCAAGGCGGCCGCCGAGGGGCCTTGATGACTACCATTTCGATTATCCATCCAGAAATTGAGACCTTCATTAACATCAAACGAGATCTGAAGAAGGTGACCGGTGCAAATATTTCAATTCGTCTCACTGATGAGTTCATGCAGGCAGTTAAAGATGATGCATCTTTTACACTGCAGTGGCCCGTGGATGTACCGGTTGAACAAGCCAAGGTCACCAAGCAAGTCAAGGCCAAGCAAATTTGGGATCAAATCATCGACGCAGCGTGGAGTTCAGCGGAACCAGGCCTGCTCTTTTGGGATACAGTAAAGAAGCGCACTCCGACCGAGGCTTATGCGTCTGTTGGATATGGAAACGTTTCAACAAATCCGTGCGCCGAGCTCGTGTTATCTCCGTACGATTCCTGTAGGTTGCTTCTTGTCAACGTTTATAAGTTCGTCAAAAATCCATTCACATCTACGGCTTCATTTGACAACGTCGGATTCAAGAGCGTCGTTCAAAAGGCACAAAGGTTAATGGACGACTTGGTTGACCTTGAGATTGAGGCTGTCGATAAGATCATCAATAAGATTAAAAAAGATCCTGAGCCGGAAGCTGTGAAACTCGCAGAGATCAATTTGTGGGAAAAAATTAAGACAGCAACTGCAGGTGGCCGCCGCACCGGATTAGGCGTGACAGCAATAGGTGATACACTTGCAGCACTAAATTTTGTCTATGGAACCAATATTTCAATTGAAATGACAGAGACGATTTATCAATCTATGTGTGTTAATGCCTATAAGTCGTCTGTTCAAATGGCCACGG